CTGATAAACAACACCACCATTAGCTACTACAGTGGCAGTTCCAGTAATTGATCCAGCGCCAAACCGAATCCTAATTCCTGTCGCTGTAACCGTTGCTGTACCACTTACCGCAGCATTGCCAAATTGTACTCTTGTTGCATTAGCACTAACAGTGGCCGTTGCATTTATTGCACCTGCACCACTGAATATTGCCTTGCCATCTGCTGTTACTGTTGCATTGCAAAATATGGATCCAGCACCATAATTTAATTTACCGCCATTAGCCGTTACCGTAGCAGCACAGTTAATTGATCCTGCCGCCATTCTCTGCCGTATACCTACAGCAGATACTGTTGCTAAAGCGTTAATACTCGCAGCACCGAATAGTATTGCTCCACCTAATGAAGCATACGGAGACTGTGCATAAGTATTGATGCCAAACATTAGACAATCGTCCAGTTAGCGCCAGATGGCACAGTAACCGTCACCCCACTGGCAATCGTCGTATTCTTGCCGCTAATGCCCTCATAGCCGCTTGGAAACGTCATAGACGTACCTACAGTCTGGTTGGTCAGCAAAATGCCGTTAGAAGCCGCTAAATGCTGTGCATAGGCCACATCGCTAGCATCCTCGTGAACAGACTTATCAGACGGATAGGTTACGAATACGTCCTTGCTATTAGCTGCAAAGTTAATCGCAGACGTAGTACCAGAGGAATTAGATAAAATCGTATCTCTGGATAGAGTCGTTCCAGACGATGTATAAGTGCCAATACCGACTTCCCAAGTACCAGCAGTAGAATCGACAATGGCGTAATAGGTGGTGTTGCCATTACCTATGTCTGCAAATGAGCGAAAGCCAGCAGAAGCGCCAGCTAACGTCAATGTACCTGTACCGGATGTTGTACTGGTCTCTTTTATCCTATCTTTAACGACCAGAGGCATTTTCTACCCCTTACGCCAAGGTTACACTCAAGCTACCAGACGCTATCTTAAAGATGTCTCCAGATGCAATGGTCTTGGACGCATCTAGTGGGGTGTGATACAGCAGATTACCACTCGTAGAAGCATCCAAAATACCGATCCAACCTACAGTTCCCCATGATCCCGTTGCTTGTGGGAACTCAACCGCAGCACTATTGGTAGTAACGCCATCGCTTGGCGAGCCAAAAGTAACAGAAGTACGAGCATAAGAACCACCAGAAACTTCTGTACCAGTATTAGCATCGGTAGGATCGGAAGTGTAAAGACCAACATAAACAGTCGCAGGACTCGTATAGCTCGTATTACGCAGGGTAGCGTTAATCAGAGCGTTTTCCAGATAATTCGACATTTCTGCCATGATTTACCTCACGTTATAAGACATTGCCATCGGTTGACCGCTGTACTCACTTGACTGGTCAGCAGTAGAAATAGACGCTATCGCCCGGTCATACAGAGAAGCCCAGACCTGCAATCTCGCATCGTTCATCAGATACGGTTCAGCCTCAGCCAAAGACGCATACAGCAAAGCATCTGGGCAGTTAGCCAAGAATACATTGCTAGTATTGCTATCACTTAGAAGCGTGGGCTTTGCGTAATACAGCATCTGAGCCGTATATACAGCGTCAGGAATAGGCGAAAATTGAAGCTCTGAGGCCAAAACCGTATAAGTCTTAGGTAGACCAGCTTCAGTCGCTCTAGTGCTTGCGTAGAAGGCGTTAGGAGCCTCGTAAGCCAGAGAAGTAATCGGAGTCGTATTCAGGTGAATATCCCGCATCTCCAAGAAGTCTGTAGGCAGACCAACCGTAGAGTCACCAGCCGTAGTATTAGCCGTAGCAACGACCAACATCTGACGGATTCTCAAGTCTCTACGCAGACGCTCCTCAGCCAACCGGATAAAGTCAGGTATAACTGAAGTCAGATCACTACGAGCTAGGTAGTTCGCTATCGTAGTTTTTAGTTCGCTATAGCTCGTAAATGCCATGTCTATTTCCTGTTATTGTGCGCCTCTATAGCGCCTTCCTCTACATCATCCCATCGATACTCGTAAGTGCCAATGTGACCAATGTGCTTTGAAAGACTGTGATCTACATGAGTCTGAATCCCGGCATCCAAAGCCTTGATACAGAAATGCACATCCTCGCCAATGATTCCCTTCGATCCCCAACCCACATCAAACCAAGGCTTAGGAACCTTCTCAAAGACTTCCCTACGAATCATCACCACACCAAAACCAACCGCTGTAACAGGCTCTATGCCCTCTTTATCCATCGAATCTATCTTATGCCAAGCATGATGAATGATCTTGCCATTCTCATCCTTCTCAATCTGAAGATTCAACGCAGTAGGCAGTGTTGGCTTCCTTCTCGTTACCGCATTAACCCCAACAATCGGTACTTCACGGCTTAACAAAATATCAATAGTATCAGCCGGGAACCTCATGTCTGAATCAATAAACACAATCGCATCACATCCTTCAGCCAGAGCAGCATCTACTAGCTTCTCTCTCTGATCGAATATCAGCGTTCCTGCCATCGTGTAGAGTTTTAGCCCGTTGCCTTCTTTAGAACACCGATGCTTAGAATCCCTGCCAACCATCTTGGCGAAATCAAAAGCAAACGATGTGTGAACTTCATCCCTAGCTGGTACACAAACTCCAACGATCATATGGTTCCCCTATAGACTTTCCATTGTGCATTATCGGAACTATTGAGCCAACGAGCAAAAGCAACGTCATCAATGATATTAAAGCCCTTCATAATTCCCTTTTTATTCAAGTCATCAATGACCGTAAAAGGGATACGAGCTACATGGTGCATTTCATTAAGATGTCCGGTTCTTTGCTTGTCTGCCTCCAGAATTTGCTTGTTACTTTCAAGAATGTCAGTAACGTCCTGTTTAGTTTCGATGACGATACCACCATCACCGTCCGAATGTACAACCTGTTGTCTATAGTCCATAAATCCTCGTAGAAAAGCCCCCAACCATAAGGTCAGGGGCTATTTCAATTACAGCGACATATTCAAGTCAGCAACGATACCGTGAGCAGCTTCGTTCTTGACTTCCAGCGTAACTTCGACCAGAACCTGAGTCTTGTCAGCATCGCCAGCTTTCGCCAGTTCGATAGTCTGGAAAGGACGCAGATAGGCCAGAGCAGCGTACTCAGGATCAAGGATCAGAGCATCGCGGGTACGCATGAAGCGGTTAGGAACAACCGACATATTGCCGAAGTCCGACACATAGATGTCAGCAGCACCAACGATGGCAGCAGGAGCAGCCGAACCGTTGACGTTGTAACGATATGCCGAAATACCAGTGAAGCTAGATGCCTTCTGCTTACCAGCAGCACCGACCATCAGGACTTTAGGCGAACCACCCGAAGTAAAGACTTCTGCCACGACTTCTTTCAGCAGAGCTTCAGTAAAGGTACGGGTATTACCGTCAGTACGAGTCGAAACACCGATAGTCGTAGGATCGCCACCGTTTGTCTGAACAGACGAGTTGGTTTTGATCCATGACAGCAGCGAACCCATCTTACGGGCTGTAGAGTTGCTAGAACCAGCAGAACGGCCTTGGTTAGACAGCAGGATGGTTTCTAGATCGCGCTTCAGCTCTTGTGAAGCCTTAGCCAACTGGTAAGCCTTTTCCGACTTACGACCAGCCTTGTTTACTGCGTCCAGAGTGCCAGAGACTTTGATAGTCTTTTGCAGGATCTGGGTGTAGTTACCAAGACGAGTAGTCGGAGACAGAGTAGCGTCGGAAGCGTCAGCACCTTCAACAGCAGCGTTGTTGGTGGTAGCAGCAGCCAGAGAGTCAGTCTGCCATTCGTGGTAAACAGCAGTAGCTTTGGTCTTACCAATCGAACTCATGAATGGAGTCTCGGTAGGCGAGATGTCATAGATTACGTCGGTCAAATCTTCGCGCTGACCGATTGCGTCGTAGGCGTTATAAATTGCCATGATTCAATCCTTTATAAAAAGCGTTCAAATACACTTGCCGCATCCTTAATACTTCCTGTGGACTTAGCTCGTGACTTCAGTTTCCTAATTTCCTCAGAATTACTATCTCTAGGCTTAGAAACACCGGGCTTAATCGCCTTTGGAGCCTCCGCAACCTTCTTAGTAATCCCCGGCTTTGCAGACTGCAACTTGTCGTACTGCATCGCCTTGTATAACGTCAGAACGGCTCTGGAATCAAACACATTAGCCAATTCTTCATCAGAGAACCCCATCTGCTTACCAAAAGTGCGGATTTCCTTACGGATTGTCTCGCCCTTCTCAGGATCAGCATACTCAGGGATCGCAGAAACTAGCTTCTCGGACTCAGCAGCAATCGTCTGCCTCATCTGTTGTTGCCTGTCATATTCCTGCTGTTGCGAGATTCTTTCCCGTTCAGCACGAACCTGCGCTAACTGTTTCTCCTTCTGAGACATCTCAGCGACCTTCACGGCATAACCGATAGGGTCAGTCTCTTTCAGATAATCCAGATCCTCTGCTTCTTGTGGCTGGTTCAACATCTGCTCGATGATCTCCAACCGCTGCGCGTATTGATCGCGCATAGCCTTAGCCTCTTGAACCGCTTGGCGCTCGGCCTCAACCGCCTTGCGTTCCTCAGCTACAGCTTGCGATTTCTTGGTGTAATCAGTGCCAAGTTGATAAGACTTGATAAGCTCATCAAGGGTGACCTCTCGTTCTTCGCCAGCGGCTTTGACACGGAATTTCTGAGGTTCCTCTTGCTCACCATCGTCATCTTCTTGTTCTACCTCTGATTCCTCTCTCGATTCCTCAGATTCGGCCTCGCTTTCGTTAGCTTCTGAAACGGATTCTGGTTGTTCCTGTTCGGAGCCATCCTCACGATTCATCATGCTCAAGAAAGCGTTAGCTGCACCTTCTACCGTTAACTCACCACTACCCTCAGGTGTCGTGTTTTGAGTATCGCTCATAAGTTTCCTAAATTATATCGGGAACCGCCCGATGCGGGTTACAAAATCTTCATCCTTTTCTCGTCAATCATCTTCTGAGCAGCGACGCTTTCAAGATAGGATTCAACGGATTCCAAGACTCGGAGGCGAATATACGCTTGTTCCCTAATCTCAGTCTCACCATAATTACTATTAACAAATTTATTAAGCTCTGTGCCTCGGAGATCTTCCATCATCTCCTGCCACATGGGTTCCCTAAGCAGATTCGTAGCCCACTGTGCTTTATCCACCAGTCAGGCTCCCCAGTTCCTTAATCGTCTTCAGGACAATCTCAGCCTGTTTTGTACGGCTGGCCTCGTCTGCAATGTCCATAGCCAAAATAGCTTGCAATTGCTGGACTGCTAACTGAGCCTCTTTAATCCGAATATCGGCCTGATCCTTCTGGTTCTTCATCTGCATCTCAATGCCCTTACGGGTGAACTCAGCCTCTAACGTCTGACGCTCCAGATCCAACTTAGCAGCATCAATCTGAGCCTTTGCCTGAGTCTTCTCACGCTCTACCTGCGCCAACATCTGCGCTACTTCTGCCTGTGCATCAGGAGCAGGAGGCTGTGGCTGCGACAACATCTGGTCTTGCTCAGGCGTAATCTCATTCATGAAGGCGTTAGCATCCTTGAAACCTGCTGCCTCAATGAACTTAGCCAATGTGTTCCGATATTGACCAACCGATACCAATGGGTTCGATGGGCCATACTGCTGAATAATCTGTTCCTGCTTGGCAAGTACCATCTGGAGCATTGCCAGCTTCTGATCCCGATCACCAGAACCAAGGCCAACATTGACCGATACATCGTACTCATTTGACCATGTACGAGGATCAAACTGGACGTACTTGCCACGCATACGGACGATCTTTGGCTTGTCCTGATACTTGCCCAACAGATGCAAAATACCCCTAAACAGGCTCTTAACGCCTGTCTCAGCAAAGATACGGGCAATCAACTCCAGCTTTCCAGAGTTAGACTTCATCATCGCAGCAACAGCCGCAGCCGTTACATTGGACAGCACATCAGGATCAAGACCTTGTTGCGCGTCATTAACACCAGTACGCTTAGTCTGGATCTCGTCCATATACTGGAGCATTGGCATAGCCTGACCAAAGGTAGACTGAACCTGAAGCGGAACCAGAGCGTTAGGATTCTTGAGTCGGACGATACCGCCGGGAGTAGCGTTCAGCAGGTCATCGAGGTTCACCTGACCGTCTACAGCACCAACCCGGTTATTGTTCGTCAGATAGAGATTATCGAGAGACTGACGGGTAACAGTGGACTTGATAAGCTGGATGTCCATAACCCGATCTGCCAGCGACTGACCGAAAAACTTATGAGGAATAGGGATAGGACAGATGCTGTGGAACGGAATAAAGTCGCAGTCTTCATCTTCTAGTATTTCCGATCCGCAATAAACAATCCTACGCAACTCAGCGATTCCGTCATCGTTCTCGTCAATGCGTATATAGCACTCGTATACCTCGACCGTCTGCATGGCAGGATCGATGGCCTGAGTTTGATCTGGCTGCTCACCTTGGTTAAATCGAGCCACTCGCTCAGGAGAGAAGGATAGATCGTCATAAGAAGGTAGCGCATCTACGATGTCTTTGTCGTAGCCCATTGCAATCAATTCTGACCGCTGCATGAGCTTTCGATGAGCTACAAAAGGAGAATCCTCAATATTCCTAGCAGCCTTGGAAATCAGGAACTCCTCGGGAGGAACATTCTCAATCTTGACTTGACCGTACTTGTTCACCCGCTTGACCGTAACGTCGTAGGACGGAGCCATGACAGGCTGACCCATCATATCCGTACCAGCAGGGATCATCTCTACCTTCTGACGGACAACCTCTAGCGACTCATCAGACAGGAGTAGCGCCAGTTCATCCTCAGTTAGGTTCTTGTATTTCTCTTTGGTAACGTCTTCCTTGGCATCCCAATAGGACTTAACGACACCAACCTTCTGGAGCAGGGCATCCTTGAACCAGTTGTGCAGGATCAATAGACCGTCATTCTCACGGTAAAACACCCAGTTAGAATAATCTGTGGCCTGTTTAGCAGACTCCTCGTCTTCAGCAGTCTTAGGCTCAAAATAGACAATATCCTCAGTAGTCGTAAAGACTCGGATAAGTTGTGGCAGCGCACCATCAATAGCCTCGGCAACCTCACCAGTGACAATCTGGCTACGTCCTTCTACCTCATTGCCATAGGGATTACGGAGATAATAATCTAGCGCCTTACGACGTTCTTCAGTGGTTTCAGTGTCAAGATAGCCGATAGAGTCATCTATCTCGGCTTCGACAATGCTCTTAATCTGGCCTTCATCCATCTTCATAGCAAGCCCTTACAGGAATTTTGCTTATTATACAACCCATTTGGCGTTGATAGGCAAATCTGTTGACCATGAATCGTCGCTCTCGTCAAGCCCAATTGCCAAGTATCTGAAGGCATCTGAGTAATGGCTAGACCAGTCGTGCAGTGGCTTATCGTAGAACACC